CGAGGAGAAAGTCGAGACACCGAAGACCGATGAGAATGCCGACAAGGGCGGTTCTGTGGAACAGCAGGATGCCAAGCCCGAGCAGTCAACCGCCGAGAAATCAGCAACCGAGACTTCAGCAGTCGAGGAGAAATCCACACAAGCCGAGAAGACAACAGCCGACAAAACAACAGTTGAGAAGACATTCACACAAGCCGAGCTTGACAGCATAATCCAAAGCCGATTGGGCAAGGTGTATGCAAAGCTTGGTGCGAAGAATGCGGATGAGTTCGAGCAGAAGCTGAGCGAGTCCAATTCGAAGCTTGCGGAGACCGAGACCAAGCTGAAGCAAGTCGAGAGGGATACAGCCCTCAAGGACAACCATATCAATCCAGATCGTGTTAAGGATGTCGACATATGGTTCAAGGGAACTGGCACGGAGTTCAGTGCATCGGCATTGACCGAGGCTGTCAAGACACATCCCGAATGGGTTTCCAAGGTAGTTGTTCCCGAGGTGGGTTCCAGCATAAAGGGAACTACCGAGGCAGATTCGAGAAGAGACAATGAGAGCAGAATAGCCGAGGCATTGGGATATACCAAGCTGGTAGGCTAAGCAGTATGTTCATCTTTAGGGGGATATAGATAGATTATGAACATTTCAAATGAGACCATCAAGCTATATCAGAAAGCATTGGACACAGTGTTCGTACACGAGTCCAAGACCGATATCTTGAGAGAGTATGCACCTGCAGCATATGCAACAATCGAGCCAGATTTCAACAGAGCAGGAGTCATCAAGTTGCCTAAGGGTTCTTCAGGCGGACTTGCAAACTACAAGGCTGTAAATCAATCCACACCTGCAGCCGACTATGTACATTATCAGACCACTGGCGGTGATGGATACAAGAGAAACGATGCCAAGCTCGAGTTCGAGGAATTCAATCTTCAATGCAACCGTGGTGTCGAGTTCCAAATCGACCGTGTAGAAGGAAAGAAAATCGATGATTTGCTTTTGACCTATGTCGTATCACAGTTCCCTCGTGAATCAGTCGTACCCGAGGTCGATGCATTCCGTTTCGCATATCTTGCATCCCGTGCCAACTTGTCCTATGGAAACTTGGTCACCGAGACACCTACCGCTGATGGTGGAGAGCAAGACATCTTCACATTGCTCAGCAATGCCCTTGCCAAGCTTTACGATATGGGAGTATCCGAAGAGAAACAAATCATCTTCGTTAATTCCGAGGTTCACAACTTGCTTGTCAATTCCGCCAAGCTTACCCGTTATTTGGGAGTTTCCGTAATCGACTATGGTGGAATCAAGGTCAATATCGAGACATTCCTCGGAAGACCTTTGGTCAAAGTTCCTTCAAGTCGTTTCTTCAACAAGATTACACTTACCGACAACGGATATGCACCTGCCGATGGAGCAAAGTCCATCAACTATATGGTAGTATCCGCCGACACCACATTGATTTTCGACCTCTTGGGCAGAATGCATGTCTATGATTCCGACAGCGTACATCTCGGATTCGATGGATGGGCAGTAGACTACCACCTCTATCACGGAATCTATGTACCCGACAACAAAGTTCCTGGAGTCTTCGTATCATTGGGTACAACCTTGAAGGCATCCTCAGCTGGCAGATTGTTCGTTGCCACCAAGGCTGGTTCTGCAACTGGAACAACCGCAGTCGAGTCCTTCTTGACCTTGCCTGGAAACTTGCTTGTGACCCAGATCGGATTCGATACTACCGACCATAACTATGGTGTCAAACTTTCTAGCGACAAGATTAAGCCCATCGGCGAGGATATCCCTGTGACTGGAAGCACCTTGAGATTCTTCGGATGCGATTCCAACGGATTGATTATCGCCAAGACCGATGGTGCAGTAGCTGTCAACAAGAAGTAGTATAATTAGAGCGTTGGATATTCAGTGTCCTAGTATCCAACTTACCTAATTTTCGTGCCTTGTGTGCAAAAAGCACAAGGCATTTTTATTTTATAAAAAGCACTTGACTAATTTTATAAAAGTAGTATATTAGTGTGCGTGGGGATAAAACCTCAAAATGTGCAAGTCCATACTTTTTGTGGTGAGAAGTATGGATTTTTTTATTTGCTAGTGGTAATATAGAGCAGTGAGGTATCAATCCTTTCTTTTAATAAAACTTTCATCATAAGGTAAACGATAGATATTCTTGCAGAGTCATTTTCTCCTTTAAAGTAGATGGATGCCTTTCTGATACCTCTTGCGTGATATGCCATACTTTTCTTGATAATTGACCAAAGACTTCTTCCGAGTGGCATATGCATGTAAAAAATCCCTAGTCAAGCCCCTTATAACGAGAAATAAGGGGCTTTTTTGTTTTATAATAATTTCATACATACGGAGGATTAGAAAGATGGCTGAAGACATAAAGACATTTGGCGGAGCTGAGAACGAGATAGATGACAGGACAGCATATACAGTCAAGGGAGCTGATGCCACATTTGTCAAGAAGACCGATGTGAAGACTCCGAACGGAATGGACTTGAACCGACTTCTCGTATCACCCGAGGAGTTTCAGCAGTACACGGGCATAAACCTCGTGTTCCGTTTGGTTGAGGGGAATATGGTCGATGGAGACTCTCACGCAGCAGCACAGGCGTTCATAGAGCGTATCCAGAGAAGACTGAACAACTACATAGACACGCATTTCTCGGGCAACATAGGGAAGTTCTATTCCAAGCCCTCGGACAACCAGAGATACCACTACAAGCTTGCTGTGATAGAACAGATACTCTACATATTCAGCAACACTGCGATAACCGAGAGCATGGGCTTGAACGATGATGGATACCCCATATTGAGCAAGAACGACATAAGACAGCGTGAAATAGGCATAGAGTGCCAGCGTGAGCTTGAGCTTGCAGGACTGTGGACTAGAAGTCTCAATTCTGGAATGGGGTTCTATTCGTTCTGGTGGAGGTTCTAGCCTATGGACTTGAGACAAAACTACAATGCGTACAATGAGCTTTTCGAGGTTCACAAGCAGGACAAGAAAAATGTAAGGGGTGCAAGGCTTAAATGGAACAAGGAAGTCGATTTCTACATCAAGGCGAAGATATACAGGAGTGTCGAGTCCGAACCCGATATGGTGGATGGAACATTCCAGACAACATTGCATACCCTCGTGATAAAGACACCAGATAGAATCAATGTGGAGATAAACGACAAGATGATTCAGTCATCCACTGGGATGACATATATCGTGGTGTCAATCTCACAAGACTTGGCTAAGAGCAAGTTCAAGGGAAGATATGACAAGTTTAGGACTTGCGACACATACATAACGCTTAGAGGCTGATTGATATGGCTAAGGAATCCAAGATATATACCGAGGGAAACTTCAGCACAAGCTATGGCGAGAAGTACAAGGGCGGATATCAGGATGTTGAGATAAGCTATGGCGATGGTGGGTACGCCTCTGGGAAGTTCAAGGTAGACAAGGAAGTACTCGTACAGAGACACTATTCCAAGGCTTGGGAGAAGTTCGGATTTCCACCGCTGAACGAGCTTGCAAGCGAGATAGCCGATACGATGAGGAAGGGTTTCACTATGGCACACGACAATTCATACATAGCGAAATCGATAGTCGCCAAGGGGCAGACAATACAGATCTCCGCACCGAAGTACAATATGATTGGATTCCTCAAGGGCGATGAACTGAAGTTCGACAGCTCGAAGTCCTATGCATCCGAGTTGGATGAGAGGGGCAGTGTGATAGCGGTGAAGAGGCAGAGGCAGCGTAAGAGCAAAGCCACTGGCAAGTACACTGGATATGGCGAGGAGATAGCCTGCAGGGTATATGTAGGCAACTGGAAAGGCTATGTAGACAAGTTCATAGTCGATGGTGTTGTGAAGTGGGCTGAGGAACACAGTCTGCATATAGAGAGTCTGACAGCCAGATAGGAGGATTTGGATTATGGCATATGAGAACGAGACAATGGGGCTGATATTCACCTGGGTGAAGGATGTCGCACACAGGATGCATCCAGAGCTTAGTGTCGAGGTATTCGATGAGCGTGCGTTCGCCGATGCTACAAGCGATGAGGATGACAACAAGATATTCCTATCCGTGCATTTCAAATCGAGCAACACGGATACGAAAGCTACAGTGCTTGAGACATCCATAAGCTTGCTTTCGGAGAAGGATGACTTCACCAAGGCATTGGAAATCATCCGTATGGTAGTCAGCGAGCATATGCTCAAGCCTTTGAGCATAGGCGGATATTCCGTGTTCAGCACTCCTTATCTATCCGAGAAGTTCGTAAGTCATGAGGACTCGTACAGAGCCGAGATTTCCACCGAGGCATCGTTCGTTATATCGCCTGGCATAAGCAATCCTTCCATAAGTGCCGATGGCGAGGATTTGTTCGTGTTGCAGTCCTCGGTAGGCTTGGCTGGAAGCAACGACCCCGTGGTCTTGGGTACTACAGGTACATCCAAGTCAAGAATCGCATACTACACGAAAACATTGTCTATGAAAGTCTATGCCGATATGACCTCCACATTCGTACGCAAATGTTTCACCATATGGAATTTGTCAAGCAACAATCCTGCAAAAGATGGCGTGTTCAATATGGCAATCGACTATGGGAACGGAATTACAGCAAGGAAGAATATGGTGCTTTCCCAATTGGTTCAGCAGTCCTCGATAGGAGCTGTCTCCACTGTCGAATTGTCGTTCTTGGAGGCTGATGAAGATGTCCAGTAAGGAGGTAAGGGTATCCATAACTGGAAAGGTCGTGGAGGTCGAAAAATCGTTCAAGTACACCTCCATAAGCACCAAAATAATTCAGCCCGAGAAACCAGAAGCCAAGTCCTCGGAGCAGGTGGAGAGCATAGAGGCTATGGAGGGGAACGATGGTTCGCCTCTTGGTGCATTGCAGAGACTCGTGGCTAGCAATGGTTCTGGGAACAACTCCGCAAGCATAGTCAAAGGCATAATAGATGAAGGTGTGAAGGAGTGCGACTACTGGCTTAACCGCACATTGCAGGCTACGGACAACTACCAAGGTCAGAGAACGATAGCGATAGCCAAGAGCCTTGGTTCTTGGACACAATCCACTGGAATGAAAATTATCAACGGATTCGCCACTGGCGGTCCTGTCGGTGGCATCATTGCGACAGCGATGGCTGTGGTGGACACTGGCTTGAGCATATACAAGAACTACAACGAGGAGCAGTTCAAGATAGATGTCCAGAACACCGAGTTGGATATGACCCGTGTGAGAAGCGGATACTCGCTCACTAGCGGTTCTATAGGAGGAGACAAGTAAATGGGTGCAATAGACTACAATGTAATCAAGATAGCGTTCGAGAAAATGCTAATCGAACCAATCAATAAGTATGAGTGTGTCCTCAATGTCCCGTACAGCGATGAGTACAGCGAGACTTTGGACTCTATGAGCGTGGTTATAAAGCATATAGATTCCAAGCTTGACATAAATCCCTTCGATGTCGTGTATATTTATCGTGGAGTTGTCAAAGGTGGCACTATCCAACATCCTACATACACCGACATAAAGTGGAAGGAGATGCTCGTGGACAGCGTGAGCATGCTCAGAAAACGCTATGGGAACAACACATACTACGAATACACTCTCAAGCTTATGAGCGAGACCAAATGGCTTGAGAAAATCCAACTGCCCAATAGGAGCTTCACGCACGCACTCGGTGGCAAACTGCGAAATGCGTACGAGACCATAAAGGATTTGATGACATATGTCCCCAAGGTGATACGAAACAACGAGGAAACACCCTTGATAACCATTTCCGAGGCTGTAAAGGGAAAATTCTCGAGTTTGAGTATGAAGGATATATCCTTGAGCAAACCTACGCTCAGACAGGCACTTACTGCGGTGATGAGCCAGTTCGGATGCATCCCAGTGGTAAACAACAAGCAGTTGGGATTCATTAATTTCAACAAATCGCAAGGGAATATCACGGAAGAGCAGATAAAGAATATGGACAGCGAGTCCTATTCGAATTCATCGGACAGCTATGTGAACACGCTTATGACCGATGCATCTCAGGTGCTTGGCGATGACAAGTCCCTTGTTGTCGAGCGTGGAGTTGGATTCAGAGACAGGGATACTGGCTTGATTAAGCAGCAGGAGAATCTCAAGTTGCTTACCACATATCCGATATACAAGGTGAAGAACCTCACGATAAATATGAATCTCAGCACATATCCGACCATCATCGTGAAGGTGTACAACATAGCCGATGCGGATTATTTCATACTGCCTCAAACGAATCCAAAAGAAAACATCAATCCAGTTGTCATAAATGATAATGGTGACAATTATGTTGTAAAGGTATACTGTGGCACTCAGCGAAGAATAAAGTTCAGCAATTGGAAATTCAAGGTTCTCGAAGTCATTCGTCCATCCACAGATGGTTTTGCGTGCGAGGGATTCAAGACATCATCCGTGAAGACAGGCATATCGGAATCTGAAAGAGGCACTTGGGGAGCTAACTACAGTATGTATACATTCACGATTTCCAAGAGCGGTATGGTCACACCCGATGGCACAGTCGCATATCTCTTCATCGCTAAGACAGATGATGACAGGTATATCGTATGGAACACATATGTCGAGGATAATGGGAATGGCACAGCAATAAGTGGAATGTACAAGGAAATGGACATAGGCATCGTGTACAGGAAGGTCAGCGTGGACATAACCAGTCTCGTGAAGACCGCACAGGAGAGAAAGCTCCTCTCGTATGACTACACCACCGATGAGTTCAAGGGCGGACAAGGCAATATAGCTGTGTATTCGAAGTATTACTACACCACTGTGCAGTACAAGCTTGGAAGCAACGAGATAAGCGGATGGAGCGACAAGTACACGGAAGCTCAAGGGTGGTGGGGTGTCGACAAGACCACCATAGAGAACATAGTCAACAAGTCCTTCTACGAGAATGAATTCATTAAAAAGCGTTATGACAATATCTTCAACGAGGAGGACATACTTCCATATCCTCAATGGTTCTACGATTATAAATATGTAGATGGAAAAGGCAACGAGCATTCAGTGGCGGAAAAGAGCATATTAAGCAGGGGATGGGTTGATGATATGTTTGGAAGCTATAATTATCCATCGAGAATCAGTTTTGACATCTCGTATCAACCGCTCAACGATCTGAACATTGCGACAGTGAAGGGTGGTTTCGACTATCCGTTGGCACAGCTCGACAGCCGAGACAACGGACTTGTGGATTTCGGCAATTTCAAGAAGGTGGAGCAGGACAAGCTCGACAGACTCGGAAACGGAGTCCATATTCTTTCCAAGCGATACTTTGCCAAAGATGACACGATAGACCTAGAGAGCGAACTCATACACTTGGGAGCTGTCCATGTGGATACTGGCGAGGTGGTGTTCAAGCGTATGATTTCGTTCAAGAACAACTATATCGATATAGCCTACTATCTATGCAAGGACTATGTGATAGCGAACTACAGCACATCCATAACAACGAAATATCGTGCTTACCAGTATGTCGACTACTCAAGCTCGACTTTCAGAAACGAGAACAGGATTTCCTATTTCACGATAAGCGAGGTGGATAATAGTGATGTGGACTACGAGGAAAAGGATGTTCTAGGATATACTGAGAAGTATTGGGGCGGTGTGGCTACGATGGGCGACAACAATCTCGATTATCTATGCTCGGGAATGGTATTTGCTCCGTTCCTATACAACAACAATGTAAGAAGCATGAATATGGGCTACAGGCGAGTCAAGAGTACCGCATACTCGAACAATGATGCGATAGTCAGCTATTCCGTGTTTCAGCAAGCAACTAGCCACTATTTGTACGATTATGGACTCGTGGTCAGTTTCAAGTACTGGGATACTGTCAGCCCTGGAATAATGCTAGAGTCCACTGTGAGAGCCACAGGACTTCCACAGCATCCGTATATGTACGATGACAAGTCGAGCGTGGTCAATTATGCGAACGAGCAGGACATAGGTCTTATGGCTGTGCCTAGCGACAACGGATGGACTTCGCAGACCGAATCATCGGCGGAGTACGCACAGACATATCCAGCTATCACCGACAGCAAGATATGTACAGGCAGTCTTATAAACATAGCCTATATGAGTTTCGACATCTCGGATATAATCCAAGACCAGAGCGAGCTTATGGGCTTCACGATGCAAGTCGAATACAGATCGCTCACGAACAATGTCGTTGTGTTCAAGGACATATCCAAGACTGCAAGGATATTCAACGATGATGAGAACCCCTTGTACACCTACAGACCGAGGTTCTCCGGCACATACGAGGATGCTGTCCAGCATAAGTTCGAGGTCTTGCCTTGCAACTATAGCGAGGCACTCAGTGCTGCCGACAACAAGATAATCGTGAAAACGGATGTCACCATATACTATGGAGACGCTCCGCTGATTTCTATGAAGAAAGGCACTTACTATGTAAGGCTAAGCAAGTATAATAAGATGTGAATATAATACATATAGGAGGATAAAATATGGCTAGTTATGTTTATTATGACAAATCTGGCATAATCCGTGAGCTGATAACAGTCGACTATTCTGCAAGACAGGGTATGGCATATGACATATTCATGTATTTCGATGGTGTGGATGTCTCACCCACCAAATACAATGTGACTTGTAGGAAACCAGACAAGGAGACAGGACTTATCACCACATTGTCTTGGGAGGATGTGACAGTCCCTTATTCCGCCGAGAGAAATCTTTCCAACTTCAAGTACTACAGGACATACAATATGTTGCATATAAAGGTCTCGAGCTTGGACAAGGGCGGTCTATGGCAGTTCACACCGAACATCGATGACAAGGCAGGTGCGTTGTTCAATCTCTTCGTTGACAGCAACACGAACGAGGTTGTGGACAAGGCTTTGAGCTTTGCGGACTATCAAAGCCTTATGGACAAGCTTACCGAGCTTGAGGCAAGGATTGACAGTCTCGAGGCGGTCAAGACTGCAAGCAACGATGCACAGGCATTGGACATCACCGAGGAAGATGGCGTGGTATCCATAAAGGGCGTTAAATGATTATGTGCTTGTGGAACAGACAGAAGCGTATCGACAGACTGGTGTGCGAGAGCGTGATAGTGATAGAGCAGACCTATTGCGTGTATCACAGATCAACCTGCACACCGCACGATGCGGAAGAGGCTAAAAGTCGTTGTATGATAATCATAGACTTGGGCTTGAGCAAGCGAGACAGGAAATGGCTTGAGAAGCACAAGGACAAGGACTGGTTGTCAAGGCGAGTCGAGTATTGGGTTTGGAAGATAAAGAATGGGGGCTGAGTATGGACAGCATAGATGTTTATTCCAAGGGCAAAGTAGATGAGTTGATAAAGACTAAAGTCAACAAGGATAGAGTCGATACGATAGAAGGATATGTCGAGAGGAACACGAACGACATAGCCGAGCTGAAAGCCGAGAAGGATAAGATTGCTGTGATGCAAGCCGATATAGATGGACTCAAGAGCAAGCCTGCTATGTCGGCGGTAGGCAAGGTCGCATACAAGCACAAGCTCAGTGGCGAGTGCGGATATATGGGAGCTATAGACAAGTATCCGTATGAATTGGAATTCGATGCGGATTTCGATGGTGCGATAGCCGACATAAGCAACCTTTCAAGCATGCTCGACAGCGATGAACACATAAGGAACATAAGATTCCGTGTGTTCAATGGAGCAACCGCCACATTCGTGAATGCCACCATAATGTTGCAGAACGGATATATTATGCTTGTAGGCGACTCGATGTATGTCGTAAGTTCGGTCAATGGCGATGAGATAACAGCAAGGAACTAGAACTAAAATGGCAAATGATGCAAACTGCTATCTCTTCAAGATACTCACTGAGGATTTGGGCGACAAGAGATACTTGAAGAAATCAGACTACGAGAAATATACGCTTCCCATAGCCACCCACACAACACTAGGTGGTATCAAGGTAGGAAGTGGCTTGAGCATAGACTCAAGCACAGGAGTGTTGACAGCGAATGTGCAGGCTTGGAGTTCCTTGACTGGCAAGCCATTCTCGAGCGTGAATCCCACGGACTTCACAACCACAAGCGGAATACTATCGATAAACAATGCCACTTGGGCTAAGAAGTCCGATGTGTCCAACAGCTTGAGCGAATACTACACGAAGGAACAGGTCGACAGCCTTGTGAGCAACTTGAAGAAAGCAACCATCACAGTTGTTCCAACACTTCCTACGACTGGCGAGGAGGGTATCATCTATCTTGTAGGTACTTCCGCACCTTATGAGCATTATGTATGGGAGGGCAGTGCCTGGATAGACTTAGGTTCTGCCGAGATAGATTTGTCCAACTATGTGAACACCACAGGCACTCTTACCGCAGAACATATCATATTGGGCGATGGCACTAAGAAGGTCAAGGCAAGTGGAAAGACCATAGCAAGCTCCGTGACCAACGATGCCAACAGCGTTCCCACTTCTCATGCGGTCAAGACATATGCGGATGGTGAGCTAGCCAAGAAGCAGGACAAGCTTTCCACCGCACAGATGAATGCGGTGAACAGCGGTATCACAGCCTCCAAGGTTGCCACCTACGATGGATATGCGGATGGAAAGCAGGACAAGCTTACCGAGGCACAACTCGAGGCTGTTAATTCTGGCATCACTGGTGCTAAGGTTGCTAAGTACGATGCATATGAGACAAATAAGCAAAATAAATTGAATACCAATGGTAGTGCAATACATATTAATGCCAATGATTCAATATATCTCGATTCATCGAATACTGGAATGTCCAATGTCGCTGTTGTGAATTGCCAAGACTCAGGTGATGGTTCAGGAAATTTTACAGGATACATCACAAATACTTTGGTTGTGCCTAGTTCTGAAGATGGGCAAACAATGTTGGATGTTTATGCAGGAGAAGGAATAACAGTCAATGCCGATACATTGGCTACTAGTGTCGAAAATGCCTTCAATGTTTGGATAAATCAATGGCTAAATGCCCAAGGTATACAAAGCAGTGATGGTATGGGAGATTTAGCACAGGAGACAATGGGTTGGGAAGGATTCCATTTTCCTCAATTTATAAATTGGCAAGACTGGAGAATAAGATACATGAAGAATGGACTTTTTGTGCCATTGGAAAGCAGCGTTGGTAATAGTATCGTATTCAGACTTAGTTCCGCCAATGTCAAGACCGATGAAAGCGGAAAGGTATCCTATCAAGCCGAAATCAACCTATTCGATATATTGGATTTTAACACCACAGATGAATTGCTCATAGACGCCATAGCGAACTTCTTGGCAAACGAGACAGGCGATACTGTCGACAATGCCAAGCTCTATGCGAAATCGGCATATTTGAAGATAAGACTGTCATTCACATATCAATACGATGCATACGATATAATCAATGTGAAGCTCAATTCCAGCTTATATGTAATGCCTGATTAAGTTTTAGTCTTATAATATATATGGGAGGTTAGATAACCGACTATGAGCTACAGAGACTGGTCTTATGTCGCTTATGCTGTAATTTGTATCTTGGCTGTCGCCGCATCCGTGATTATCAAGATTTGCGAGAGCAAGTTTGGTAAGGAAAAGGTTGCGGAGACTCTTACCGAGGCTGACAAGTATAGAAAAGCCATCACCGAGGCAATCACTTCTGCCGAGGAGATGTTCCCTGGTGCTGGCACTGGAAAGCAGAAGAAGGTAGTTGCCACTCTTGCTGTTTCCAACGCTGTCAACGCTCTTAAGAACTACAAACCTACAGCTGAGCAAATCTCGAGCGATATCGATACTGCGGTTGCGATTACCAAGGAGGTAAACACTGGCAATTCCAGCAACTCCAAAAGTGTTGCAAGGGCTGTTGAGGTCAAGCTTGAGACAGCTAACGATGCAGATCCTAAAAATGCATCCTTGAAATAAGCAAGGTTGCGTGATTGGGGAAAGGAGGGCTAAAATCCCTCTTTTTTGGTTTATAATAGGGAATATTGGGAGGACATAGGAAGATGGCAAACTCAGCCAAATACAATGTATATAAGATACCCACGGAAGGTGAATTCGATGACAAGTATGTCGATTTCTCATCGGCACAGAGCATCACAGGAACGAAGACATTCAATACGATAAAGGCGACTTACTTGTATATAGGCGACTATTTATCGTGGCAACTAAACAATTACAACAATCACGGAAAAGCTTGGAATCTTAATGCACCCAATGCAAGTAGTGGATATTCCATCCAGCTTGGCGATTGTGGATTCACAGTGGATGTAAATAACAATGTGAATATGTTGCAAGTCGATAACGATGGAGTACATATAGGAAAAGGCGACTTGGATGGCAGTTATGGTAATGATTATCCCGTGGACAATATAGTCAATTCCATAGATTCAAGCTCGACCGACAAGCAACTTGCTACAGCCAAGGCTATATTCTCGCTTTTCCAGTCCAGTGGCGATTTCAAGAAATTCAATTTCATCCAATCCAAGCCTACGGATGCTGAAAATAGAAGGTCTGGATATTACATAGTCGATAGTGCGGTTGCCAAATTCGGACTTCCTTCGGATGCATACCAATGGGGAACTATTGTCCAATATTACAATGATAGTACAGCCACAGCCATAGGCGGTGGAGACAACAAAAGCTTTGTCCAGATATATTTCCCCGACAACCGAAACTATTTCTATATCCGTTCGTTCTTTGGGAACGAGAATACCTGGCTTAACAAATGGAGCGTATCCAACGGAGCTACGGGAAACATCACTTGGGGTTGGTACAAGATAAGTGCAAGCTCCAATGGAATCAATATGGGTTCTGAGCTTTCTTTTTCGAACAACACAACGGGTACGATGTACATACCTGCTGCATTCAGCTCGACCGACTTGTTGCAACATCTCAAGATAATGCAGGGGGGAGGATACGATATGACTCCGAGTGCAAGATCCACTGTGAGTTCCTATGTCCAGATAGGAAATATTCTCATATGCTGGGGTGTATGCCATCCTACATTCGTGGGAAACGACACGACCACAACAGTATCGTTCCCCAAATCGTTCTACTGGTATCCGACCGTGGTTATGCAGAACACGAACAAAGGCATTTCAATCGAGTTCAGAAACGGACAGGTACTCACAAATCTGACTGGGAGCAGTTTCTCATACTACAATTCGGCAAGCGGGATAAGCAACATATTGTGGATAGCAATAGGAAAGGCACAAAGCTTCTAAAATTATGGAAACAAAAAACTTTTATTTCAAGAAGGACACGGGCAAGCTCGAGATAACTCCGTTCTACGATGATTTTGTTGAGAAGCCATCCAAGGAAAAATCGAAATACAACATAGCCATTCTCACATACGATGAATGGATGAAGTGTTCCGTTTGTGAATATGGGAAGATGTGGAGATACGATATCAAGACACACGAGATAACATACGAGGACGATCTGGAACTTCAAGCCACCGATGAATACAAGTCCTATGTCAGAAAGAACAAAATATCCGAGGACAAGAAATATCTCTCCGATACGGACTATGTTATAGCCAAACTGAACGAATTGAGGCTCGAGGATGACTCAAGCTACGAGACCGAGAAGGCAAGGTATCAAGATGTCTTGGACAAGCGTAAGCAATGTAGAAACGAGATAAATGAGCTTGAGAAAGAATGAGGGTATTCCTTATGTTGAAATTCATAAAGATATGCATATCAATCATATCGGCAATAGTATCAATAGTCGTGATACTGGCTATCATTCTAGCCTGCTGGTATGGTTGGAACTGGGCTAGCAAGTACTTGTTGCCAGCCACCCAGACAGTATTGCATCTAATCCGCTGAAAATGCGGATTTTTTTAATTTTTATAAAATCGTGTTGACTTATTTTATAAAAAATGTATAATCTAAATCGTGGAAAGGACACAAGAGAAATGACAAACAGCGAAAAGAGAGAAAAAGTAGTAGATGAGCTGATTAGAAGGAAGAAAGTCATTGAGAATTATATGGATATGGTTTTCAAGCCTAGTGAATTCCATACTGCGAAGTTTGGATATTGCGTGGATATGATTGAGTTCATAAGGCAGACATTGTGCAACATAGGAATGAACGATGGATACGATTATTCGATTCCTAAGCTTTATATTATGTCGGTAAGAGAAAGTCATATGAAGTCTTGCAAGATTTGTCAAAAGGAAGGCGAGATTGTTCATCACGGATGCGACAAGTTCTATGCTTTCATTGCAAAAGTCATCGGGAATATCAACAGCAATACCTATCCAGACGACTATTACAATGTAATCAATACTGATTGGAGGTAGGCAAAATGGAAAACGATGAGAAGAGAAAGAAAGTTATTGATGAGCTGGAGAGGAGAAAGGAGATTATTGAGGCACTAAAGGAATCTATTAGAATGTCTTCAGAACGCTTTGTTGGCTATGCATTTATGTATTGTATAAGAAGGAATTCTCTTATAGATGATGCATTGTGTTTTGTAAGAGATGATATGGTCAAATATGGCAAATTGAATTATTCGGATTCTAAGTCTTTTGCCAAATCGGTTGAAAAAAATTGGCGAGACATAGATATGAGAAACTCTGTTCTAACTGCATACAATAGCAAAAGCAAAGTTATCGCCTATATTGGAAAAGTCATCGATGATATGAATGACAATTATTATCCAAAAGAATATGAGGTGTTTATTAGATTCTTAGATGATTAGGGAGGATAAAGAAAATGAAAGCAAGAGTAGTAAGTCTTAATAAAGACAAAGGATATATGGAGATAGACCTTATCAACAGCAATGGCGTTGCGTACCTACATACGCAGGTATGTTGTGGTGAAGATATAAAAATATATTACTTGTCTCCAAAGATTCATTATGATTTTAAAAAGCAGAAATGTGTCTTAGTTAGAAACATCGGCAAAATCATAAACAAGGCATCCTTGATATTTGATTATGATGAAAACAAGATTAAATCAATCGAATTCAAAGCAAGTTTATCCGAGCCAGATTATGCGTTTATTAGACTTAGTGAGGACTAAAACAAAATGGAGCAGACATTGACAAGTAGGAAGAAGGACTATTTCGGTAATCCTATATTCAGATTCGTGAATAGGAACAAGCAGGGCAAGACAATAAGGACAGCGTGTGTCGCTTCCAAAATGTTCCAAGGCTATGGGGGAAACATCGATGTATGCATATACACGAGAAGCGATCTGAAGGAATACGAGCTTGTGGAGATAGCGTTGGAGAACGCTATGACTACTGTCGAGGCATTGGGATACAAGGGGTTCGGAGTCCAAAATGTGAATGTGTCCTACGATGAGACAGGCTATCCGAGACTTGTGAAAATCATATACACTGGCATCTTGGGCGATTTTGCGAAGGACACATATGCACACCAGAGTGCCAGCGAGAACGATACGATATCGGAGGTTATCGAAGATGAGAAGAAACAGCAGGCTTGATGAGGTTATCCCCACATTCGAAAGCAAGGGATTCATAAGCTTGCTTTGCGAGGGAAACGCTATGTTCGATGGAAATGCGTTCCAATTGTCAAGTAGCAAGATAAAGCCCTACTATGACTGGATAGTCAAATCCGTGAAGAAGAATATGTTTCCTACGAACTGCGTGTACTATGTAAATCTAAAAAGAAAGGATTAAAAGAAAATGGGAAGAGATACTGATTTTATAAAAATTGATTTAAATGGATTTATAAGTTTGGATGCTGAGAGTCCTATTTACAAGGCATTGCTTCCAGAACACTATATGGCTATAGCTGTATTCAAGAATATGGGCGATGGAAGTGGTTTTGCGAAGTTTCAAGAGACATCATTCAACGATGTGATGGAGTTCTTAGGAAACATAACAGGTATGTTGACCGCATTTAAGTTCTCCAAGTTTGATATGGTAGGCTATATGATTTTGCGTGATTATGTTAAAGTTTTGTTTTTCAAAAATCCTATAACTAAAGTCGAAATCCGTGTGGCACTATGCGGATTTAAAGCTGATTTAAGAGATTTGAAAGCCATATACGATGAACCAGTCTAGGAAGGTATCAGACATGGGATTGCAATATCAATTGGCTGATTGCTACATAGTCAAATACACGGACAACGAAGGACTCGTGCATACAGTTCCGTTCTTGTATAAGAAGCAAGCTGAGCAATATGAAGATGCGATGAAATGCGTATACGGAAATGCCGAGATAGTGCTTGAGAAGACATTCAAGTCCACCAAGGAATACTAGGAAAGGGGAGGAGGGAAATACACTATGGATAACACGAGAATGATGTTCGTATTCTACCTTGTGGCAGTGTTCGGACTGCTCGTGCTTGTAGTGTATTTCATAAACAACAGAAAGCGATGAAAGTATATTTGAAACAATACGAGGTCAAGATTTACGGAGATGAGTTCGAGAAAGTATACAAAGACCACATATATTTCGACAGTGCGAAGAAGGCGATAGATTATATGAAACACTTTGTGAAATACCACAGATTCAACAATCTTACACTCACGCTGAACGAGTACAGATCCACACTCGAGAGAGTGGTTCATCTTGGTGGCTTGGAAAAGGATTTGTCTCAAATGGATTTGAGTATGACAATGGGATTTAGCAAGGTGAATCACAACAGCCTTCTTGTGCGATATGACCAAAGGAAAGGGGAAATGGAGATAATCAAATGAGCAAGTTTGCAGAGATAACCGATGAGATAGATAAAAGAATGGGTGTCAAGGATAGGGATTTGGAAGACTACGAGAATTACATAGAGATTAGGGAAAAGCTCGACAACGACAAATCCAAGGTGATTTGGGAGCATTCCGAGAACGCAGGAGACACAGCCGATTTGGATTATGAGGATGAGCTGTACTGGGTAAGTATGCAACTCGAGAAATACGAGAATGAGACAGGGAAGGCAGTCGAGATTGTCGAGAAGAAGAACTGGGCTTGGGTAGTCGAAATCGATGGGAAGACCTGCCTTGTGCTATGGACTTGGAGGGATGACCGCATATGAGGATGTGCTATGTCGATTATGTGGAGAGCGACATACACGACAACACGGAGGAATTCAGCATAGTCGAGACTCATAGGTCTTCCGTGTATCTTGGGCTTAACAACAGCCTCAACACATTCTACAGATACAAGAAGGAGCTTGTGGAGCGTATCACGAAGAGAAGATATGCCGAGCCTAGAGCAACACTAAACTCACTGTCATACATCTACAAGACAAGCGACTTTGGAGCGGTGCTGTTCAGATACAAATTGTTGGATTCGATAAACAAGAAGCAATACGAGATTATAATAAGGAAGGAGGACAAGACAAAATGAGGCATTATGAAGTTGTGGAGACTATCTACAAGCGATTTGAGACAACGGACAAGGTGCTGTTCAAGATGACAAGAAGATTCCAATACATCTATGATTTGAACAGCTTGGAGAAAGCCGACGATATCTATGTGCAAATCATCGGCAATTTCAAAGAGATAGCAAAGAAACAAAATGGCGTGATAAACGAGTATCCTGTGAATAGTCGAGAGAGTGATTTGTTGAAAAAACTTAGGGCGGACAAGATGGCGGAGATGATATCCGACAATGTCCGCTGTGTCGTGATATTGAGCACAGTTGATGACAAGATAGACACAATCGAGTTGTGCGACAAACCAGGAAGAAAGCCAATCGAGACCAAGCCTGGAAAAACTAAACAGAGGAGGATTTAGATATGAGAAAAAGCATTAAGGCATTGTTAGCCACAGGGATGATTCTTTTGCCCTTGACCGCTTGCAATAGCACGATGGAAGCAAAGGAGGAGGAGACATCCTATCCAATCGCATATGCACTAAGCAAGAACCACACATACACGCTCACGGACTATGACTTCCTAAGTGTTTCAACGAGTACATTCCACAATGCAAACGATGATGTATTCAAGTTCACGATAACCGAGAATCTATATATTGTGGAAAACATAAGCACGAAGAAATACGATAGAGACATTTATATGTGGTATTTCTCCAAGGATGCTCCTTGGTACATAATAAGCTATTACAATAAGAACACAGAAGTCATTACCAAGTAAACAAATTCCAATTCATATTTCCTACATATAGAAAAAGGGCTAGCGTAATGCTAGTCCTTTTCTATTATTGCCATAGCCTCATCGACAGTGTACGCCGTTCCAGCACGATAGCCGAGCGATCTGAGAAGTTCCTGCCTCTGAAGCTGAATCTTTGTGGGTTTCCTAGGATGTATCTTGGTCTCCACAAAACACGCCTTTCCATCGCTCCTCAGCACCATAAGGTCTGGAAATCCCTCGGGGATTCCGCTGTCCATATATCTATCGTTTCCGTTAGGGTCTATGAGGACACCCTTGAACACATTCATACGGATTACGACATATCCACGCTTGGAGCATTCAAGGCGGACTTGATTCATCAGCTTATGCTCTGGTGTCATTTGGTTTCGTTCTTTTCCTTTCTACGCTTGGCAAGATTCACGCATCTTGCAAGGTTGTTTATCTCGTGTTGCAAGTCATCGGAGAGCTTGACCTTAGTTCCCTCTACCTTGACTGGAAAGAGCTTGTTCGATTTGGTCTCGATATAGTACTTTCCATCCTTGTACACGAACAATCTTCCATCGAGATGGAGATACCCCCTATCCTTGATTTCCTCGGCTGTTTCCTTGGATATAATCCATCTGTGATACGATGCGTTCTTGTTTAGGAAATAGCTGTCTTTCATTGCATCCCAATCGTTTTTCATAATTCAAAAACCTCTATCTAATTATAAGACATATGGTTTATAATTGAAAACAGAGGAAATAAAGATGAAGAAAATAAGCAAGGAAATTAGGAAATACGATGAATGGATAGATAGAAAATACGCCAAAAGAGAGGACAAGGACAATATCTTGCCAGTCGGAATGACAGATGCGGAGTTTTGCGAATGGGCAAGGCACATTCTTCTTGGCGATGATTGGTATGTCGTGATGCCAATGGGCAATGACCAAATCAACGAAGAGGCGTTGGAAGAAATCATCTTCCAAAAATGCGGAATGGATGCAAAGGACAGGATGAAAAATAGACTTAACAATAAAAAATAAAAAGAGCATCTTGTAGGTGCTTTTTTATTTTTTATCAAAAAACTATTGCATTATTTTATAAATTGCTTATAATAGCAAGCGTTAGGAGGATTAAAAGAATGGGTAGAAAAGCAAAGAAAAGAAACATCACCGACAAGTTGCTAATCAAGATTTCCGATGATATGAAGGAAAAGGATTTGACCTTGATTCAGTACGCTGTCAATGTTCTCGACTGCACGCCTCAGACTCTTACCAACTGGTTTAGAGAAGACCGTATCCCTTCATCCAAGAGAAAGGCAATCGAGGCTAGATTCAAGAAAGCCTCGATAGAGAAGCTCATAGCCGAAATCAAAGGGGAATAGATATGAAATACACGAACAAGGATTTCCTCCCCAAACAAATCATAAATGCTTGCATGGAGGATGATGGACACAATCCTGTGGACAATGTATATCATGTCACCGAATTGATTAAGCCTTGCAAGGCTTCCGTGCTTGAGAGGAGGCATTGGAACGATATAGAAATCGATGCATCCGACTGCGTGTGGCTTGTGTTCGGAAAAGCTGTACACGAGGTTCTCCAGTATGGGAATATGTCTCACTTCATGCAGGCTGAGAAGTACATCGAGCGTGAGATAGGCGACGAGTACGGAACAAAAATCGTGGGAAGGATGGATTTGTACGACCCCCGATGGAAGACAGTCGTGGACTGGAAGACAGCCACTGTCACCAAGGTTCTGAAAGGCGACTATTCCGAATATCGCCGACAAGGACTCGAGTATGCGTGGATACTCAAAGCCTATGGGAAGACAGTATCCAGACTCAAGTTCACTATGTTCCTAAAGGATTGGAGCAAAGGTCAGAAGCGACTTGCCAAAATCCAAGGAAGACCATATCCAGAGAGTGCGATACATGTGTGGGAATACACGATAACGGACTCGGATATGGAGGAGATAGACCAGTGGATTAGGGAAAGAGTCGCCACCATAAAACGATACGAGACTATGGCGGACAACGATATCCCTATCTGCTCCGAGGAGGAGAGATGGGCATCGCCTACCTTGTATGCTGTGATGAAACAAGGAAGGAAATCGGCGGTCAAGATATGTTCGACAGCCGAGGAGGCACAAGCCTTGATAGGCACGGATGCCGAGCATCTCTATCTCGAGGTGAGACCAGGCGTGTCGAGAAGATGCGAGGACTATTGTCCAGTTGCACAATTCTGCAACTGGAAGGAAAGGACACAAAATTAAACTATGGGAATGGTAGTTGCTGTAATGGGGGCTAGCGGTTCTGGCAAGACAAGCTCCCTTAGGAAGTACAAGCCAGGCGAGATATTCATATACGAGGTGGCGGGAAAATCATTGCCTTTCAAGGCAACAGGAATGAAGAAGTACATTATGGAGACTCACGACTATGGGAAAATCGAAAGCACTATGAAGTCCATGAGTTCCAAGTGCAAGACTTTCATAATTGATGACAGCCAGTATCTAATGGCATTCGAGAGTTTCGACAAGGCAAAGCAGATCGGATACGAGAAGTTCACAACGATGGCATTCAACTTCCAAAAGTTGCTAAGATTCGTAAAGGATGAACTGCCCGAGAATGTGATTGTCTTCTTCCTGCATCATGTCTCCAAGGATGATGATGGATTTATGCACTTGAAGACATTGGGTAAAATGTTGGACAATCAGTTGACCATAGATGGATTGTTCACAATCATCCTATATGCCTGCAAGAATCAAAAGCAGTATGTGTTCGAGACATCAGATCCCGATGGATTGACTACAGCGAAGACACCTATAGGAATGTTCGATGAGCAATACATAGACAACGATTTGAAAATGGTTGAAAACACGATTAGAGACTATTACGATATTAAGCTGACAACCAACGATGAAAAGAAAGAGGAAATGACAAATGAAAAGAATTGATAACTGGGACACCTTTGGAAACAGCGAGGAGGGCGAAAGAATAGCCCCCCTTCCTTGTGGCATATATGCGTTGAAGATTGTAGATGCGATAGACCATCCAGAAGAGTCTGGAAAGGAATATCTCGAACTGCATTTCGACATCGTGAGAAGCGAGAATGCCGAATACTTGAAATATTTCTCAAAGACCAGCACCAAGGAAAAATGGAACTTCCAAGGAACTACGAGACTGTACTACTCGGCCAAGGCTATGAGCTTGTTCAAGTCAAGAATCATAGCAATCGAGAAATCCAACAAGGGCTATTCCTTCGCAAAATCAAACTTCGATGAGAAGACACTCATAGGCAAGTTCTTCATAGGCGTATTCCAGGAACACGAGTATGTCAACAAGGAAGGACTTGTGGCAAAGGCAGTTAGACTCGAGTCTATGAGAAGTACTGAGGCTTGGCAAGATGAGAAATGCAGAGCCGATATGGAAAAGCAAGCTCACAAGCTTATCACTCTCGAAGACCAAAAGAAAGAGAGACCAGCCGAGCCTGCACCCGAGCAGAAAAAGACAGCATCCGCAATCGAGGATGATGACGACTTGCCTTTCTAGAAGTAGATACGAAATAAATTAGGTAAATGAAACAGCTGAAAAGCTGTTTTTGAAAAGGAGACAATGGCATATGAGAAAACTTTGGAGCGATGGCATACCCGAGATTCTTAAGCAGTATGGAATGTTCTGCCTCAACAAGAACAAAGTTCCGTACAGGGTGAATGGCGAGCTTGCAAGACCAGATGTGATAGCCGATTTCACTTCCTACAAGACCGCAAAGCAATTCGTGGCAAACGGATACGATGGAATCTCATTGGGCTTGTTCACAGCCAAAAGCGGACTCAATTTGTGTGCTATCGACATCGACCACTGCATAGACAGCAATGGAAAGATAAATCCGAACGCTATGGAGATAGTTGACAAGATAGCCTCATATGCGGAATACAGCCCTAGCAGGACTGGAATCCACATTGTCTTCTATTCAAAGACAACTTGGGATAAAGATTCCTATTACACCAACAAGAGACAGATAGTCGATTCCGATGGGGTTGTAATCGAATGCGACAATACCCCAGTGGGATTGGAGATATACAACTCGGGAATGACTCACAAGGTCATAAGAATGAGCGAATCCCCCTTGCCAGACACGAGCTATGACTTGAAGGAAGCCGACATCCAGTGGTTGCTTGAAAAATACATGAAGAAACCAGCACCCACACCCGTGTATGCTGATGAGAGGATTCCTCAGTTCAAGGGCGGTATAGATGAGTTTCTCAAGCGAGACAAGAAGCTGGCGGAGCTTTACAACAACACAGATCACGATGAGATGATAGGTGATTCACAATACGATATGTCGCTGTGTTGCAAGCTTGCGTTCTGGACAGGAAAGAACGAGAGCGAGATAGACAGGCTTTTCAGACTATCCCCCTGGTTTCAAAGCAAGAACGACAGGCATATAAGGAAGTGGATTGACAGGAAGGACTACCGAGTCACAACCATAAGAAAAGCCTGCTCTCTCGTGCATTACAACAGCAAGAACGCCGATGAAATCCAAGATGATTTTTCGGCATACTACACATATGATGATGTAGGAAACGCACACAGGTTCATCGATTCGTTCGGAAGCGACCTGCGTTGGAATGTAGAGAACAAGATTTGGATGATTTGGAACGGAGACTACTGGCAGTCCGATATGGTCGGAAGAGTGAGAACCCTCGTGGACAAGATGGTCGCAAAGATGCAGATAGAGGCTGATGACTTCGCAGACAAGGAAATAAATGGAAGGACTGAGGAGAATCCCCCCTCTGAAGCATCCGTGAGGAAATACAAGTCGATGATGAAAAACATCTCGTATCTCCGCTCCAAGAAAGGCAAGGACAACTGTCTTTCCGAATCCCAGACAGTAGGCGAGACACCAGTGGTCAACGCTATGTTCGACCAGAATCCCGACCTGCTATGCACGAAGAAAGGCACATACGATTTGAGGACTGGAGAGGTCAAAGAGAACGATAGACTTGACTATTTCACAAAGTGCGTTCCATATGCACCAGACTTCGATAGCAAGCCGACACAATTCATAAAGTTCTTGAAGAATGTCCTCAAGAACCACCCCGAGACATATGACTATGTGCATAGAATGCTCGGATACTCGATTACCGATGAGACAAGGGAGCAGAAGATATTCTTTCTCTATGGCGATGGAAACGATGGAAAATCCGTTCTCCTCGATACTGTCAGCAAGGTATTGGGAGATTATGCGACATCGGCGAAGAAAGACTTGGTTATGGATGGATACAGCTCTAACAACAACGACAATTCACTTGCTAGAATCAAGGCTAAGAGACTAGTATGGATTGATGAGGTAGGTGCAAGAGACAAATTGAACGAAGGACTTGTGAAGAACATCACGAGCGGAACTGGTGAAATAACTGCCCGATACCTCTACGCTAACGAGTTCAGCTACAAGTTCACAAGCAAGGTTATAATCACGACAAACTACGAGCCTAGGATAACAGGAGTCGACAAAGGAATCTGGCGAAGAATAATCGTGCTACCCTTCGACTTAGGTCTCAAGGAATCTGAGGTGGACAGGCATCTCGGCGAGAAGCTAGCCGATGAATATCCACAGATCCTTGCGTGGCTTATCGATGGGGCAAAGATGTATTTCAAGAAAGGTCTTGCGGATATTCCTCAGTGTTCACTCGATTTGACAAACGAATACAAGGAAGAGTCGGATGAAATCCAAATCTGGTTGGATGAATGCACGGACACAGCTCCCGAGGATTTCCCCAACACAGCAAGCGAGCTGTACAACAGCTTCATCACATGGGCATTGAAGGAGAATCAGCCCAAGCTATCCCAGACTATCTGGGGAAAGTCGATGCGTAAGAAGTTCAAGAAGGCAAGAGTCAACCATATGACTGTCTATTTCGGACTTAGGCTTGCCAACAAGTCTATCGACAGGAACAAGGCACAGATGGCAAGAGCAATGGCGGAGGACACAAACGATGAGAACGAAATCTAAAAAACCAGCACCAAGCGAGATAATGAACAAGGTGGCGATGTCGGCAAGCGACTATCCACACAAGGAACTGTACGATATGAAAGGCATCGATTATATGATGCCTCGATACAGGGCTATGGATGAGAGATTCTTGGCAAGTAGCGACTACACCTATCCGAATTCGCTTGTGAGTTTTACGGACTACCCCTTCCCTTTCAGAAACAACCTTGTCAATTATCTGAACGGGATGATTTCGTTCAAAATGTTTGCACGAATGACCATGTACCCAAATCCGACCAACCTTGTATGGTTCAAACATTTTCTCAACAATCTAGGTATAAAGATTTGGTACAGCTACGAGCTGATAGTCAATAACGGAGTTGATGACTGCTTCGACAACTTCATAGAGCTTGCATCCGCATTGGGTGTCGAATACAATCCAATCTCGGCAGATGCCAACAAAGCATTCTTCGATTTGAAGAGGCAAGTCAACCAATACTGCTATCTCGATGAGAATGGGGTTTCCGTTTGGAGCGGAGGACAGCGAGATTATCACGCTGTGATAAACGGGAAGGAATCTTCCTATTCCTCGTTCGAATCGCTTGTCAAGGAAACGCACATAGCCAAAACCCTGCTGATGAACTATCTCAGTTTCGACAAGCAAGGTCTGGCATTCACAAGAGAAATCAACATGTATGTGAACTGCACGAATTATCGAATAAGCAAGATAGCAAAGAGCCTCGACAAGAAGAAGATGCTTGAAGACCTCAAAGCCTCGGTAGATGTGGAATCCGAGATAATCGGATAATAAAATCCCCTAATTTTGTAAAAAAGTGATTGACTTTTTTTCCAAATAATGAGATAATACCCACGCTTGAAAGGACAAGCGAAGATGCTTAACCGCAAAACTGGGGATGAAATAGAGTTTAAAATATTATAGAAATTAAGCCGTGAAATATCACGGCTTTTATTAAAAATTAGGGGGCTAAAA